GCACAGTATAATATAGATATTAAAATTATAACTTCAAATAACAAACTTGTAATGATAAATATAAAAACAACTTTATTATTTTTATTAATATTTTCTGTTTTTTCAGTAGATAAATTTAATTTATAATCAAATAAATATAGTTTATTTTCTTTTTTTAAATAATTTATTTTATTATCAATATCTGTTACATATTTTTCCTGAGATTTTGTTAAAGGACGTTTAATATTATTCTTATCTACATTATTCTGATAAACATAATCAATTCTTGATTGTAATTTAGTAATTTCAGTATTATATATACTATTAATACTGTCTGTATAACTTTTTAAGTTATTATTACTTACATTATTAATATTATCATTTTTATTTGATAATTCATTACCACCATTTATTGCTATTAAAGATGAACAAATTATTAAAAATAACCCTAATATTAAATTAATAAGATTATTAGGTTTGAAACCATATTCATTTTTAATGAATATAATTGTTAAATCTCTAATTTGGATTCTTTTAAGGTATTCCCAGAATATAAGAACTAATCCAGATATAATAGAAAGTACTTCTTTTTTTAATGGAAATACTTCAATTGTTTTATCTAAAAACAAATATAATCCAAAAAAACATAATACAATATTCAATAACTGAAATAAGTAAGAACTATATTTCCAAAGAATATATTTATTAACATTACTTTTATAGAAACTTTTGTTTTCTAATTCCGATTCTAATTGTTTTATTTTTTCAATATTCATTATAATAATTTTAATAATTTAAAAGATTTATTTTCAAATATTTCTGTTGTTATTGTTGGTGATGTAATATCTTTAAATTCAATTTCAAAAGTATCTCTATCAAAAATAATAGAACTATTATTATCTTTCATTCTTTTTGACCCTTTTTTATAAAGTGTACCTATTTCATTATTAATAATTTTATTCTTATCAATAGTACCAACAAAAGAAGCGATGTAATTATCACCTTCTTTGTGTAAATTTAAACAAAAATATTCATCAGTCAAAGAATTATTTTTAATAATTTGATAATAATGTAAATTTAAGACGTAATTAACCTTAAATTTATTATTTTTTCTTGTCATAGTTTTAGTATCTATCGATTTACCATTTATATTAAAATCTTGTCCATAATCTTGTCCATCATTTGCACCGAAAGATTTATTTTTTCTAGGTAAACCGTAAGCATCTGCAAAAACTACTTCACCTAATGAACCAGTAAATCTAAACTCATATTGTCTACCTTTTACTGACTCATCGTTTTTAAAAATATCTTCAACAGTGTGACTTTCTATTGAATGTTTAACTAAATTATGTGTATATTCTAATTGTTCGTCAGTTACATTTAACTGATAATAATATTTATTTAAATGCATAAATTAAATTCTTGTTTTGTACTTTTTACAAAGATATTATATATTTTCAATAAAACAACAATTATTATAATTTATTTTTATTATAAGGTTGTGACCTTATAATTATATAATATAAGTCTACAACCTTATAATTAGTTATTGTTATTATTTTAACTATTTAAATTAAAAATATTATGGCATCAGCAGGTAGACCAAGAAAAAATTCAAATAAATTAGATTTGTCTTATGATTGTATATTAGACCAACTTTCTATTATGCTTCGTGAACTTACAGATGTAAGAGCAAAAGCTATGCGTGATTATAATGAAATAAAACGCAATACCGAAGGTAATGAAGATAGAGTAATGCTTGAAAATGTTAGAAATAATACTTTTAAATCTTTTGAATATTATTTCAAATTAAAATTGGATACATTAAAAGTATTAGCAACTGTAACAATGAAAGCAAATGGTTCTAAAGAGATTGAAGAATCTATTCAAACACTTAATTCAGATGATAAAGAAAATCTTTATGAAAAGATGCAAGAATTAAAAGAATCAATGCAAAAAAGAAATAACGATAATTAATATAATGGATTATATTAAAGATATATTAACAGGTAGAAATGAATCATCTAAAAATGGTCGTTTAGCTATTACACGTTCAATATGGACTGGTAGAGTTATAGATGTTGATGATGTTACAGATACTATGCGTGTTAAAGTTAAAATACCTGGTTTGGATGATATTATTAGTTCAGATGATGAAAAACTTTGGTGTAATTTTTTTGGTTATAAAGGTAATATAACATTACCATTAGTTGGTGAAGCAGTTTATGTTTTAATACCTGATGTTAGTATGCCGTATTCATTAAGATTATGGACTGGTCCTATTATTAGTAGTTATCAAAATATATCAAATGATACTTTTCATAGTGCATTAACTAATACTAATGAAGGTTCATTTGCACCTGGTACTAAACTTTCTAATTTACCTGAATCAGATGGGTTGTTCCCTACTTCAACTGAAAATAAAAATGATGTAAATCTATTGGGTAGAAATAATTCAGATGTATCATTACCTAAAAATAGTTTTAAATTAAGAGCAGGTAAAGCAAAAACAGGAACAATAAAAGCAAATAAAAAAAATCCAGCTATTTTAAAAGGTAATATGAAAGATGATGATTCATTATCTTCAATTGCTATGTTAGCTGATGTATTAGTTTTATTAAGTAGAGATTCAAATAGTTCTAAACTAACAAAAGATAATTCTGATATTACAAATGATGATATTGATAATATTATTAAAGATGGTTATTCAATGTTAAGAGCAGAACCAGTTATTGATTTATTAAAGAAAATAATACAATTCTTAGTTGTAGAACATATTCACCCTTATAATAGTAAAGAACCTATTAATAATATTGAATCTGCTAAAAACTTATTAAACTTTGATTTTAATAAGTTAGTAAATAAAGGTGTTAAATTAAATTAAAAAAAAAAAATACTATTTAATAGTGAAACTAATAAAAAATTTAAAATAAATAAAAAAATGACAAAAAAAAAAAATAACCTTAAATGAGTTAAAAACTTTGGTTAAAAAGATTATAAAAGAAGATTATAATAGGGAAAATCTTGGTCTTCTTGATGGAATGACTGATAACGAATTGTATCACTTATTTTATGAGCGTACTTATAATGAATTAAATAAATTAAAATCAGATATTGATTCATCTATTAAAAGGTATAGAGATTCAGGTTACTCTGATGATAATATTGAAAATATATTTAATGTTAATCTTAACAGAGCATTATCTCAAGTAGTTTATAGTACAGAGAAAGCAGTTGAATCATATATGTCAAACATAATAGGTCATATATCATCTAAACTAGCCTCAGATGAAGAATTGCAAGATACAAAAGATAAAGAATACATTAGAGATGTTAGAAGACGTGAAAGAAATGCTGGTGCATAAATAAACAAAAAAACCTCTACTTATTTAATTAGGTAGAGGTTTTTTTTAATCAAATATATAATAACTTTTAAACTAATATTTCTTTAATTCTTTTTTCGTTATTTATTTTCAATTCATTTAAATCCATTTCAAGTCCTTTAATGTTTTTAACATAATTAACGCCAAATAACTTTAATTCTTCTTCAATTTCATTTGCATCATTTTCAGCATCTGGGTCTAGAACAATTATAATAGGTGTTTGGTATTTAATTATTTTTTCTAATAACACTTTATTCATTTTTTTACCTAATAAAACACATGTATTTATTGGTAATGAAAACATGTCAAATGAACCTTCTACTAAATATAATGGGTGATTAAAATTAATATTATGTTCATTAAATATAATTAAATCTTTATCACCACTAGGATTTAAATGTGATTGATTGCTATTATCGAAAATCCTTGTTGCAAACCAATTTATTTTATTATACTTATCATATGAAGGTATAATTATTCTATTTTTATAATAACCTTCAATACAAAAACCAACCTTAAAGAAATTAATTGTTTTTATATTAATATTACGTTCAATAGTAACATAATTATATGCTTCTAAATGTTTTTCATTTGTTAAATCAATATCTTTAAATAAAATAAATTCTTTTGGTAAAATAATTGGTAATATAAGTTTTTTTGTATCTGTTAATTCTAATGATTCAAAATTATATTCCATATAAGCTTTATAATCAGAAGTTTTACCATATCTCTGTAATAAAAACTTAACAGGTCCTTTATAACTACATTTCCAACAATGAAAAACATGATTATTTGCTTGTAATGTTACATTTAAATTGAATTTATTATCAGATTCTATACATTCATTTTCAGCACATCTAGGACAATTGAATTCAATATTCTTAATACCTTTAAAATATCTCTTAGGTTTACCCAATGCTCTATTTAACATTTCAAATATCATTCCACTAATTTTTAATAATCTCGTTGACAAATATAAGTTTAATAATTTAATTAATCAAACTATTTAAAATAAATAATTAAAATGGCTTCAAGTTCAGCAGTATCATATACAAATAAAGATTTCTTATCTATAAGAACTGATTTAATAAATTATGTTAAACAATATTATCCTGATTCATTTACTGATTTTACAGAGAATGATTTAGGTATTTTATTTATTGAATTGATTGCTGGTTTAGGTGATTCATTGAATTACCAAATAGATAGAAAATATCAAGAAACACAATTAGAATTTGCACAACAAAGAAAAAGTATTCTTTCATTGGCAAAGAATATGGGTTTAAAAATACCAAATAAAAGAGGTTCTGTTAGTATTGTTGATTTTACATTTACTATTCCAGTAAAAGGGGATACTTATGATAGTGATTATTTACCATTATTACAAGCAGGTACACAAGTGACAGGTAGTGGTAAAGTATTTGAAATTGCTGATGATGTTGATTTTTCATCTTCATTATCTAATATGGGTTTTCCAAATAGATTTATTATACCAAATATTGATGCAAATGAAACTGTTGTTAGTTATACTATAACAAAAAGAGAAGTTGTTTATAATGGATTAAGTAAAATTATTTCAAAAACTATTAGAGATGTTGATTATAAACCATTTTTAAAAGTTACATTACCTGATAATGATGTTATTAGTGTTGAACAAGTATTAGTTTTACCTGGTACAAATAATCCTACACCTAGTATTAATGATTTTTATACTAGTGATAATACCTATGATGAGGTAGAATATTTATTGCAAGATAGAGTTTTTATTGCAAATTCAACTGGTACTATACCTAGAACTGGTGTATGGAAAAAAATTACTAAAAAATTTATTACTGAATTTACTGATAAAGGATTTTGTCAATTAACTTTTGGTGGTGGTAACGGTGATACAGATTTATTTAACACTACTATGGCAAGTAATGGTGTTTATAATGGACTAGATGGGTATTTACAAAATACAGGTTTAGGTGAAATACCTGGTATTAATACACAAATTTTTATTAGATATAGTACTGGTGGTGGTATCGCATCAAATGTTGGTGCAAATACTTTAACAGGTTTGGGTAATGTATTAATTACCTTAAATGGTCCTATTGAAGAAACAAATCAAAGAATTAAAAAAACATTAAAAGTTAATAATTTAATTCCTGCATTAGGTGGTGCTGATATGCCAAGTATTGAACAAATACGTTATATGGTTGCATATAATTTTTCAGCACAAAATAGATGTGTTACATTAGCTGATTATGATGTTCAGTTATTTAAAATGCCATCAAGATTTGGTGTTCCGTTTAGAAGAGCGATATATAAAGAAAATAATAAAGTAAATATATCTATATTAGGTATTGATAGTAATGGTAAACTTAATAATGAATCAACTTCTTTATTGCAAGAAAATATTGCAGAATATTTATCTGAATATAGATGTTTAAATGATTATGTTGAAATTAAAAATGGTAAAATTTTTAACCTTGCTTATGCATTTGAAATATTTATCGATGAAAAAATACCTAGTAGTCAAATAACATTAGCAGCACAAAAAGTTGTTATTGATTTACATGATATTAATAATAATAGGATGAATCAAGAAATATTTATTGGTGATATTTTAGAAGGTATTAATAATGTTGTTGGCGTAATAAATGTTATTAGTTACAAAGTATATAATAAAGTTGGTGGACAATATTCATTAAATGAAATTGAACAACCTTACATCGATAATTCTACAAGAGAAATACAATTAATTGATAATACAATATATTCTAGTTTTGATTCAATGTTTGAAATTAAATTTCCTAATTCAGATATTAGTTTCTCATTGAAAAAAAGAAGTAATTTATCAAGATAAAAAAATCCCTTACTAATTAATTTAAGTAAGGGATTTTTGATTGTTTACATTATTAATTTAATTTCAGATATTCCATCTTTTTGTTTTACTTCAATGATATGGTCAGGATTCAATTCGTCCCCCCAAGCATGTTCAATAATAATAATTTTTTCAATCTTTTTGGTCATATCATTTAATAAATTAAAGAATTTAGTAACAGATTCACCAACTAATTTACTTGTTACTTCATCCAGGAATAAAATATTACCAATAGATTTATTATTAATACTTCTTAGTGCTAATCTTAGTATTACAGAAATAAAACTTCTTTCCATTCCACTACCACCAATTACATTGATTGCTGAATCAGGTCTATCATGTGTAAACATTTTAAGTACCATATTTTCATCAAAATATACATCGAAATCAACATTTTTTAATAAAGTACTAATTTCATAATTAATATCATCTCTCATTCTAAGAATTAATAATCTTGGAATACCATCTCTACTAATACATTCAGTATACACTTTATTGATTGATTCTTCTCTTTCTTGAATTTTATATTTTTCAATTCTATCTTGAATATTTTTAATATCTTTCATGAAAGAAGTAATTTCATTATTTTCAATATAAGAAATATTATTACTTATATTATTCATAGTTTGGTTTAATGAAATTAATGCATCAGAATATTTATCAATAGTTAATTGTATTTTATCATTAAAAATAACTTTTTCTTTTTCTTTATTAATGTTATCTATTAATATTCTTAGAGCATTTATTTTTAAGTCAATATTTTCAATTTGTAAAGGAATATTAGTTTTTTCATTAATTAATTTATTCCTTTCTTCTAATTCTTGTTTTTCTTTTTCAATTTCAACAATTTGTTCTTCAATTTCAGTTTGTTTTACTGATATAGTTTCAAGATTTTTATTATAATCTATGATATCATTTTCTACTTTTATAATATCTAATTCATAATTTTTAATTATCTTATCTTCTTCAATTGAATTTAATTGTTTTTCTTTAATGTTTTTATTAAATGATTCAATAACTGAATTACCATTAACTAATTCTTCTTTTAACTTATTAATACTTTCATTAATAGTATTAATATCAATTGAGTTAGTTTTTTCTAATTCTAATTTATCAATCTCCTTTAATTTTTCATTAATTTTATTTTGAATAATTAATTGTTGTTCTTCTTTTAATAATTGTTCACATTTTGAACATGTTTTTGATTTTTCATCTAATGAAATTTCAGTTTTTTTATTATTAATTTGATTGTTAATATTAATAATAACATTTTCAATCTCTTTATTTTTAAGAGTGATTTTATTATTAATATTAATTTTTTCTTGCTCTATCGAAGAATTATTTGAAGTAATTTCTCTATCATTTAATAGTTTATTACCATTACATCTAGAAATATTATTTTTTATTGAATCGATATTATTATTACCATCTTTAATACTTGATTTTACCTTATAATAAGTATCTTTTAAGGAATCTTTTTCACTTGTAAGTAAATTATACTTATCAATATCATAAGTGCTTCTAAGGGCTTCTATTTTCTGTTCTAGAATCTTTTTATTATTTAAAATATCATCTTTTTTTGTTGATAATGTTTCGATTTCTATTTCGGTATTAGTAATTGATGTTGAAATTAATTTTTCATCAATTTGATGAAGTTTTTTAATTTCATCTTCCTTTAATTTATTACCTTTTTCTACTCTTAATTTAGATTCTTCGAATTTTGTTTTTAATTCAATAACTTCTGTTTCTTTATTTTTAATAGATTCTAATAAATCAATTACTTTATTTTCTTCATTAGTAACATCTAAAATAATTTTCTCTTCTTTTTTATAAAGTTCTTTTTTATAGTCTTTATATTCTTTTAATTTTTTATCAAAGATATCAAGACCAGCATCTTTAAGAATAGAATCCATAAATTCAGATTCATCCATAGATAGTAAACCATTTAATGTGTCTGCATTAACTAATGATGTACGCAAGAAATCATCAAATGTACCAAGTGTATCTTCAATTAATTTTTGTGTTTTAGTTTTTTCCTCATCAGTAAGATTTGTAACAACACCGTTATCATCAATAATATTATATGATAATGTTGTTGGTGTACCTGTTATTTTTTCTTTTTTCCTATCCCATTTTCTTTCAGTTCTTCTGATAAGTTCAATTTTTTGGTGTTGATTTATTTCAATAATACCACCTGCTTCACAAAAATCTAAATCACGTTTATTATTAATAAATCTATTATCACCACTGGATTCTCTTTTTAGAGTTTCTAATGTTTTACCGTAAAATAAATAACATATAGATGATAATAAATTTGTTTTACCAACAGCATTTTGACCTTTGACTTGCCAAATACCATTTTTTGAATCCCAATCTAAATGAAATCTATCACCATGTGAACGATAGTTTTCTAAATAGAATGATACTAATCTCCATTCATTTCTTTCGTTAGATGTAGATATTTGTAATCTGTTATTAATTTTATTATCTATATTAATAACTTCTTCAATAAATTCATTATCATATTTTTTATCAGATAAGAATTTTCTAAATATTTCTTGTTGTACATCTTTTGATGATATGTTTTTTAATGATTTTTGTATAATATCATCATCTTTAATTTTATTATTATTAATTTTAGTTTCATTATAAATTAATGTAACAATTTGAGGGTACTTATTTTTAATATAAGTAGTTATTTTCCTTTTGTTATGTGATTTAATATTTGAAACAAAATCAGTCCAATGAATTTTTAAATAAATTTTAGGTTTAATAATATCTAATGTAATATCTAAATTATCATAATCAATTTCAGTTTTTTTATTATCCAAATAATAATTTAAATAAACATAATCATTTTCTACATCATGTTCAGTATAAGTGATATTATTTTTATCTGAAATATTCCATAAAATAAACCCATGTTTATCTGGTGATTCACCATATTCTGTTTGATTTAATGAAGATGGATATGCACCTTTTATTTTCCCATCTACTGAAAAGAATTGTCTTTGGTGGATATCCCCAAGTAATAATAAATCACCTTGGAAATCTTTTAATGAAATATATTTATTATCTTCAAATGTTTGTCCAAAATATGTTTTACATCCAAAAATTGGGTCATGAAATATATCTACATATAATTTACTATCATCTTTAACATGATTTAATTCAGTCCAAGGATTTGTTTTACTTGCATGATGCCATACAACCCAAACGATATTATCATCTTCATAAAAACCATTTTGTGAATAATATATAACATTTTTATTTTGAATTAAATCAATAATTGTTCTAATTGAATCTATTCTATCAGGTGCTTTGGCATTATAATCATGGTTTCCCATCGTTATAATAACTTTACTAATTTTTGCTAATTCATTCAAGAAATAACCTGCTAATTGCTTAGCTTCATTAGTTGGTTTTATAAAATCATGAAATAAATCACCTGCAATTACTATTCTACTAGGTTTTAAATCTCTAACAATATCTAAACTATTTTCAATAGCAACAGATTGTTGTTCATGATTTTCAATATTGTTTTTTAAGTGTACATCAGCAAGATGTAAAATATTATTTACCATTTTTATTTTCGTTTAAATTAATCATTATTTGTTATTACAATATCACCAGTTACTTCAACAAGTTTTCCAGTCGCTTTATCTTTAAAATAATAACCATCCGATTCTCTTTCTGAACTTACCTTTCCTGTACTAACCCAAGTTCTTACAAGGTGACCACCAGAATATAATTCAATTTTAAATTCATTACCATAATTAAACATTTTTTCTCTTTTAGAGTCAGTACAACTTGTAATAAGAATTGATGATAGTACCATAATAGGTATTAATAATTTTTTCATTTTGATTTTTGTTTAAGTTTTTAGTTATTTACGATTATTAATCAATAAGGTTACAAATATAGTTTTATTTTATAATATAAACAATTTTTTTTACTATTTAATATTAAAAGAAATTACAATGAGTTTAGAGGCATTAAAAAACTTTATGGAGAGGGGTGTTATTGACAATGAAGGTTTAGCTTTTTTTGATAAAGTAAATCGACATAAAGACCAGATTGAACATAAAAACGGATTATCTGAAAATACTGAATGGTCTAAAACCAAACAAAAAGTTCTTTCAGAAGGTCCTATTAGTATTGCTTCTCCATTAATACAACAAGTTAAACCTGTTTCTGATGATGCGATATCAGCATTATTATCAGGTAATAAGAAAAAAATTAATGAGATTAGAAATGAATCTTCAAAACCTATTTTGAAAGAAAATACTAATATCAATAATGTTTATGATGATGTTGATATCTTAGACAAATATAATAATAAAAAAAATATACCACAAACACCTGTTAGTAATATAACAAAAGATGAAGTACGTGATATTATTTTAAAGGAAGCTTTAAGTAATAATAGATTAAGTGATATAATTAATGAAATTATTGAAGAAAAATTTGAAGAGAAATTTGAACAACATCTAAAAAAATATTTAGCAAAAATAAAATCCAAAAAATAATGAGTATTAATACATATAAAAATTCTTGGTTACCACAAGTTACCGCACCACATGATTATGTAATCAACGGTTTAAAAAAGGAAAATATTGGTTATTCTATTGAGAATATTGACCCAATATCTTTAAAACCTATTATTGAACAAATAAATCCAAATAGTGTTGAATTTTTAAAATCACAAATGGATAATCAACAACCAATTGCACCATTATATGTTTCAAAAGATAATGATGTACTTGATGGTCATAATAGATTACATGCTTATAAAAATAACCCATCTATTATTAAAGTTGTTTGTATTAAAGTTTTATTAGATAAAAATGATGCTTCAAGAGTTTTAAATAAAATTGAAGATAAATATAATTGGGAACAAGAATTAGATGCAGTACCTGTTTTACCTGAAATTGAAGAAGTTGAAGAAGTTAAAAATAATAAAACATTAGAATTATATTCTTCTAAACCTATTAGTAAAAATACTAAATCAGGTAATTTCTTAATTGATACTATTAAACCAAGTTTTGATAATAAATATGGTATTGAATTTGAAAATTTATATGAAATGTCTGATGAAGAATGTGGTGCAAACCCTATTGAGTCATTAGCAAAAAATTGGTTTCCAAATTATGAAGAATTAAAAATAGAAGCAGTTAAAAATGCTTTAACACATGAATCTTATGTTCTTAGAAAAATATATAATGAAGCTAAGAAAAGAGGTTTTGATGGTATTAAATATGGTTCAAACTTTGTACAAACAATAGATAATTAATTAATATGAAAAAAAACGAGGAATATTTAAAGGAATTTAAAAGATTAGTTGAGTATAAAATTAGTGATACTCATAATAATTCTTCAAATTTTTTACCACCATTGGTAGAAGAAGAGGAAGAAGTTATTGTTGAACCAATTGTTAGTGTAGATAATACTACTGATGAATTTGAAGATGTTGAAGCTATTAAACAAGGGTTATCTGATGATGAGTTAAATAAACTTGCACAAGAAGATGATTTAACAAGAGTTAAAAATATTCAGGACCAACAAACAGAGGAAATTAATAAATTAATTGAATATGTTGATGAAATCACTAAGAACATTAATGATTTAAAACAAAAAACTATCGATATTGAAAATATGAAAAAAAATATCGATATAGTTAATAAAAAAATTAAAGCTGTTACTCCTGTAACACCAGAAGAACAATTAGAAAAAATGGCAACTATATCTGGTGGTATGTCTATTAAAGATGTATGGAACAATTATTTACTTGATACATCAATTAAACAAGCTATTGAAAATAAAGAAGAAGAAACTAAACAATATTCTGAACCTATCGAACAAATTAAAAATTTTAATGATAGTGAAATAAAACAATCATTTTACAAATAAAATGGATACTAAAAAACAATTACTAGAAGATTTCGCATTAAAACAAGGTAAATTATTACTTGAATCAAAATTATCAAAAGGTGAAATTGATGAAGCTTCATTTAATGCTATGCTTGGTGGATTAAAAAACGTTGCATCAAAAGTTGCTAATAAAGTTTCTGATAAAACAAAAGAGACAGGAAAGAAAATTTCTGATAAAGTAAAAGAAACTGGTAGTGATATCAGAAATTCTGTACAAGGTGGTTTAGAATCTATTGGTAATGAAGTAATTTCAGCAGGCAAAAAAGTTAAAGAAAAAACTGATGTTGTTGTTGATAAAGTAAAAGAAACTGGTAAGAAAATCGAAAAAGGTTATGCTGCTGGAAAATTACCTCAAATGAAAAAAGAATTGGAAGATGAATATAAAGCACTTCTAAAAAAAATAGAAGAATATAATAAAACTGCTGTAAAAGCTGGTGAAACAAAAATTAAACTAAAATTTAGAATATAATAGTTTAATTAATTTAATAATAAAAAAAACCTCTTAATTAATTTTAAGAGGTTTTTTTATTATTTGTTAGTAGTTTCTGTATTACCATCTGGTTTTTTAGGTAATTCACCAGGTCTTGTTTCTGGTTTGGCTTCAATATCTGTTGCTGGTGGTAAAGGTTCATTATCAGGGATTATTTTATAATAAACTGAACCTAAATTATTATAATTTAAATTTAATTCTGGTCTTTCAGCTGAAATAAATTTTAAAGTAGTATCAAAAGTTTGTGTAGCATATTTTAATGCTCTTATTTTGTCTAATCTAAATATTCTCCACCTAATTGCATCATTTTTTCTACCACTTTTAAGTGAAGAACTTAAATCATTTCTTAACCAACCTATAATACATGGGTTACCTGCCTTTGTTGTACCATAAGCATATATTTCAATATATCTGTAACCACTTACACCTTCACCTGGTGGTTGCATGTAATCAATAGAAGCAACTCTTCTAGATTTCATCATTTGAATAATTTGATTACTACTAGCAGCTTCATTTAAAAGATTATTCATTTTTTACCTATTTAATATAAATAGTAATATATATGGATTTTTTCATCAATAAAAACTCAACATTACCAATACTTAAAATGAAACTTATTACTGATGATGAAATTGATTATCAATCATTTAATGAGTTATTACAGAATTGTGCTGTAACATTTTCAATGGTTAATACTGAAAATAACACTTATAAAATAGCTAATAAAGAAGGTTTGTTAATTATTAAAGAAAATAGTAATAAATTTTCTAATGAACATGAATTTTATATTGGGTATAATTGGGGTGATAATGATACAAATAAAACAGGTACATTTATAGGTGAATTTAAAATAGATTTCATAGATGCTCAATGTAAAACATTAATTGTACCTATTAAAGAAAAATTATATATACATATTGAAGATTCAATAACAAAAAGTGAATTTGTTTAAAGAAAAAATCCTTACTAATTATTATTTTAGTAAGGATTTTTTTATTTTAATGTTTTGTTGAAATTGTTGTATTCCATTTTTCTTTCCAATAATCAAAATAATCTGTAACTATCATAAAGACATTTAATAATTCTTTTGATAATGGTATTAAGTTTTGACCGTTTGACATTGAAATAAAAGCATTTGATTCACCGTTATTAAAATTTATATTATATTCTAATGAACCAACAATAATAATACAATTAAATGATACATTTGTACCATCAACTGAATGTGAATTAGGGCTTACTTTTAATATACCTTTACCAGATAATTGTTTATCTAGTTCATCAATATCACTTTCAATATCTGTATCGTATTTAGATACAGTATCTTCGTTTAAAAGATATTTTATAATATCTTCATTTAAATTTGATATATCAGTTCTCATATTACCCTCTATCTTCTAATAATAATTGTTTACCTTCTTTTGTTACCAATTTTTTATCAACTCTTTCAATTAGTCCAGATTTAGGTTGAATAAGTTCTTCATCTTGTTCGAATTTATTTTGAATAATAGGATTAGTATCTTTATTCAAAAATTTATTTAATTTGTTTTCCATTTTAATTATTATTTATAATAATGATTAGTTTTATATGTAAATAGTTAAAAATTAAATTATAATATAATTAGAAGGTTTCAATATTAATTTTGGCATTGATAATTTACTATTAGCATAATTTAAAACAAAATATTCTATTGAAATAACTTCTTCTATTTTAATTAACCAGGTTTCTTTTTCTGCACCGCCTTTGTCTGCCATAACTAATTTTAATTCAAAAAGACAATCTTTTCCATCAAATGAAACTTCTTTTAACCAATTATATAATAATTTACATGTTTCGTAATTATCAATAAAAGTTATTGTAATATTATCCCAATTTTGATTTGTTTTTTTAATTGGTGATATTTTTTGTACTAAATATGTTGGTATTTTAGCATTTTCAGGGAATTCTAACCAAAACCTGTTTTTATTTTTTAATTCAAAAATTATTACTTTTATCTAATTCCAAATATTAATCGTTTAATTTTACTTAAAAAACTAATTTTTTTAGGTTTACTTAATGTTGATTGTATAATTTCTTCACGTAGTCCATAACTTAATTCAGAAATTATTTTATTTTTAATAATTTCATTATCAATATCTAATTTCTTAGATTCTGATGATATATTTTCAAAATCGGTTTTATTTAACATATTTTTTAATCAATTAATAATTTCATTTCTAAAACAATAATGAATATCGTAAATAAATAATTTATTTTTCCATAAATTAACACAAATCATTAACCCTTTATTCTTAATAACTAATTTTGTCATTCTTTTTAATTGATTTGATTTTTCTTCTGATAACCCTATTATTTCAATTTTATATAAATATTTTTCATCATTAGAAATAACTTTATATATATTTAAGAACTGTTCGTCTAATCGTTTATTTTGGTCAATTTCAAAATTATGAACAATACCTGTTTTATTTATAAATTGGTAATTAAACATAATCTTTATTTTTAATCAATTAAATCGTTATCATCAATCACTTTATCATTTGGATATTTTTTGTAATGAATATAATCTGAAAAATAACCAAGTAAAAAAGAAAATATTAATATATATGGAAATATATTTAAGTTAATTAAGTTTGTCAGCATAAAGAAATCTACTGACAAACAAAATCCTATAACTAATAATGGAAGTAAAATTATCATATTAATCAAATTCAAAATATTCATCATGTGCTGGTATAATTTTACCATATATTCTTTCAGATATGTTCCATTTACCATCAATACAACTATATATAATTTTAAAACATTTTTGTTGCTCAAGACTATATATATTGAATCCACTTGGCATTAAATATTCTTTATAAAATATTTCAATACTATCTTCTAGAATTTCTGTTTTAACATGTTCTGGTATTGTATATTGATTTATTATATTTATTAATGTTGTACTACCTAATGGTATATTATTACTATTATTAATAGTTGTACTACTGTTTCCTGTTATCTTATTTTTCATATTAATTTAGTTCAATATAACCTTCAATCATTTTACCATTATGTTTATCTACGATATGAAATATTGTAGCAGGTTGTGTTTTACCAAAATTACTATCAATCCAACCTGAACCACCATATACAGAAGGTACATTAATATATTTAAAACCATTGTTTTTACTATATTCAGATGCATAGCAATGTAAATCACCTTTAACAACTAAAATATTATCTTTTTTAATTTTATTCATTTTAATATAATTATCAAAGAATAATTCTGTTTTAATATCTAATGTTTTTGGAAAACCGTGTTTTTGGTTTTTAGTATCTTTACCATGTAAAATAATTAATTCAGTTTCACCATAACTAATAGAATCAATTTCTTTTTCAAATAAAGTGAATTTTAATTTTGGATATTTAAGTTCAAAAAGATATCTTAATGATTGATTCGCTGCATGATAAAAATAACCATCATGGTTACCACCTTCTACTGAAACAAATTCAATATTATTTGTAATATTCATTTTATATATTTCATCAATAAACCAAATCATAGATTCAACATAAACTTGAAATTGTTCTTTTGGGTTCATGTTTTCAGGTAGTTGATGACCACCTCTTGTAGTATATCCATTTACTGAATTTAAACAATCACCTAATGAACCAACAGTTACTTTATCAAATCTTTTATATAAATTACTTTGGTCTTTAATTTCTACTAAAATTTGTTTTAACCTATCATAATAAACATCTTTATTATAAGGTTTACTATATAATGCACCTTTATTGCAAGAACCAATATGTGTATCAGCTAACCAAATAAATAAACCCTTATCTGTATCAGTTTCTTGATAATTAAAATAATTTGAATGAATTGTATTAATATCTAATTTTAATACATCTTTAATTGCATTTACAACAAAATCTTTCTCTTCTTTTAATTTAAATAATTCTTCTTGAACTTCTCTTAATTGTTTTTCAATAACAATTGGTTTTAATTCAACAAATTTCTTTAAACCAGCTTTTTCTTTTGCTTTTAAAGCTAATTCTGCTAGTGTATTTTCATCTAATTCTTCTAAAAGGTGTTGTGGGAATAAACTATCTTTTGTTATCTTAAATGCTCTTAAAATCTTCTTAAATTCAACGAATGTTAAATAAGGAAAATAAGCACTACAATTTTTTTGTGTAACATAAGGATAATTAGAAACAATTGTTTCCATTTGTTCTCTTGTTAATTCACCAATAAAATCTTTTTCATCTCTAACTAAGATATTATAAGTATATTTAACAATTAATCCTTCTGAATTTCTAATAACATCAGTTTTACTTCTTTCATCAAAAGATTTTTCAATATCTTGATTATCTATTTTACTAATATGTCTACTTTCTAAGTAATTATTATGTAAACCTTCTAATATTGAATATAATTTAGTATTAAATTTACCATTTACAAGATATTTTTGTAGTGTATTTTTTCTTTTTGTAAAATAACTAGTATAAAATCCTAATATAAGTTCTGTTTCAGTAATACTTTTATTATTATTTATACTATAATCAAGAATATTTAATAAATTTTTATATGTAATATCTAAACTATCACTACTTTCACCAGTTTCACTAATTGAATTATTATTTTCTTTAACTTTTTTACTTGTTAGTGTTTCATGTAAATTTTTTAATTCATCATGAAATTGTTTTGAAATCTTTTTAGAATTTAAATTTGTATATAGAAAATTTCTTTGAAAAAAATCTCTAACATAAGTAGTACCATAACCTAATTCAATACATGAATCACTTATTTTTAAATTATTTTCTTTTGCATGTAATAAAATTTCATAAACATTATTACATCTTTCATTATTTGATTTATTATTCATTACTTCCTTTTATTATTTAATTTAACATCGATTTTAGATTTAATTTTTCTTGCTTGTTCGTAATTTTCTTTTTCAACAGCTTCTTCTAATTGAAGTTCTAACTCTTCAAGAGTTTTTCTTTTCTTAATAACGCCAGGTTGTTCAAGTTCTTTAACGAATTGGTATATACATAATCTTTCTTTATTAAATCCATTAAGATAAAATAACATAGATGATTTTATTTGTTTTAAACCACCAATTTGTTTTACTGTTTTTGTATATTCTTCTTTCGTTAATTCAAGATAACACCAATAAACTTCTGGATATTGAAATATAATTTCACAATCTTTTAAACCACTAAATTCTAAATTTTCACATATAGTATTCATCAATTCTTCATTATCATCAACACGTTGTATATTTAAAAAATTACTACGTTTTAATAAATTATTGACCATTGAAAAAGGATTATCGTTACTAATCTCCATGTTAATTATATTTGTTTTTAATATATTTAAACAAATGTAATTTTAATAAATTAATATTCCAAACAATATTTAATTTATTTTACAAAAAAAAAATCTGCTACCAATTATTTGATAGCAGATTACATAATTAAAAAATAATTTTTAACTTTTTAAAGTAAACTTTTTACATTAAATTTAATTATTTTGTTTTCACCATAAACTACATTATTTTTTGTTACTTTAATATCTATATAATATGTTTTAGGTATTAATGAATCAATATCTATATCAAAGAAATTACCATTTTTATATTTACTGATTTGTGTTAAAGGTATTATTTCTACTTCATTATCACCTTGTAATACATAAACTCTATAAAATAATGTGTCTAATATATTATTTTCAGTTATTGAATTATTATATAACCTTTTTGTAATTACTTCAATTTTTCTAATACCACTATTTTGTCTAATATCTTCACCATTTTTTATACCATATGTACTAAAACTGAATTTACTAGATTCTAAATAACTATCATTATTATTAAATATATCTTCTAATAATAATGTAAATTCTTGTTCTTGGTCTCTTGTCACACCATCAACTGTATAATTCCATACATCTCTAAAATTAACTAAATCAGGGTAACTATTTCCACTAACAACTAAATTTATACCATAATTTTTATTATCTATTTGTGTAATACTGTTACCTGTTAAAGTTAAAATTAAATTATCTTCATAATCATATATTTTTACACTATTAACTGATGTTATCGGTCTATTAACATTAAAATATAAATTATTACTTTTATCTAAATAAAATTTATTTCTATCATCAATTATAACTGAATTAACAGTTGTTTCTAAACAAGGTTCAAAAAATGTTTGAGTTTCCTTAGCAAAAAATGATGTTAAATATTTAGTTTCACCTGTTATCGTTTGTTCATCTGTTGATATATATGATACACCTAAATTTAATGTATTACCAGTAGTATTAAATAAAATATTATTTATATAACTAGTAATATCCATTTCAATATTTTCATTACCTTGTTCAAAATATTGTGTTGTAATACCTGTTGTTGTACCAGTAAATACACCGTTTTGTGACCAAGTATTAGTTTTGTTTCTATAATACCAGTTAGGTACATGTTCATTTAAACTTAATTCATTAAAACCACTATATACATAATCAAAATATAATCCTTCATTAAAATCTTCTGAAATATTAAATAATTGTAATGTATATGAACTATCTCTATTAAATCCATTAACAGTAGTTTTACCAATTAAATCTTCTCTATAATTAATAGTAGAATAAAATTTAATTAAATGTTTTGTTAATATATTTTCTTTTAAACCATTATTATTTATTTTATTTCTTAATTCACTTAAATCTATATTAAAAATATATCTAGAATATAAATTTTTACCCCTTACTAATTCAAATACAGGGTTTTTTGAATTATTTGTCTGGTTATTATAAATTAATGTTGCTTGCTTATCTAAATAAGTACGAATTAAATCCATTGTTATATATTTATTTATTGTGAACTACCCCTCACAGAGCTTCGGGTTTCATCGACTCACCTAATGGCAACGCCTCACACCGTTTTTGTTTTATGTCCGACTTAGTCCCTAATCCAGACAATATGTTTAAACCTTGTTTTTTGATATTGATAGCAACATTCAAATCTCTGTCTTTCAACGTTAAGTCTTTGTTAATATAATTGCAACATGAACATATTTTACTACTTGGAAAGAATCTACCAATCTTTACGATGATTTTATCATTTCAACTTATAGTTTGTGAATTGTTTCATTCTATAAGTAAATAGTGTATTTTTAATTTTTTTTATTAATAATATTTATATTCAATAGTGGTTTTAACTACAAAACATGTGAATATTTATAAATTGACATGGGTTGATTTGTGTTTGAG